ATATTCCCTTTTATTTATTGTTTGCTTACGCGTACATTGTGGGCGATTTTCAAAATCGTGACCACCGTTAGTATGGGGACTTTGGTGGTATAAGTTTAGTTCTTTCCCCCGATAATTCTTATGAACTTTTGGTAAAGTATAATAACCACATGACGGAGTAGCATGACGTCATGCTTAAGGAATAAACTGACCGCACCCTGGTGATCGTTGAGAGATATCCGCAAGATAAATCTGGCTTCATAAGCCGACAACCTTCGATTCAGGATCAGTGAGATTCTATTATGTTAGGTCACGCGAGGAGAGGATTTGAAAAAATTGAAGTCGAGAAACTGGCAGCATGATATGCGATTCGTGCCGAAATACGTGCCTACAAGTCTGCTTCGTAAGGATTTAACGACATTAGTTAGACCAATTCATTATAAACTCGTTGAGTTTTGTAATTGGTGCACAATTAGTTATTTCTTACGTTTGTAGTGTAGGAGTCCAATACTGCTTTGTTTCTTCACCGCTCATTAATATAGTATAGGGTGATAACATGAGATAGGTAACGTTATGACTATGTCTCAACAATTCTCCATCAGCTCTACTATGCTGGTCAGATGCGTTGAAGACATTGGGTTTTAACCCTTAACGTTTGCGCCGGACGCCTATCCATCCCGGTCGTTCGTAAAATGCGGTCACAAATTGAAAAACATTGGGCTCAAAATGATGAATTCTTATGGTATGACTCTCGTAGTCATTACGCGAGATGCGTGTTTCCTGACGCACTCGCCAATCCTCCGCCGGTAGTGGTTCTACCGCGACGAGAGGTCGTTCCTTTGGTAACACCTCCAGTCTTAGACTGGAAGCCCAGTGTTGCTCAACAAGAGCTATTGCTTCAACGTGAAGCCATAGCTACACACAACAAAACTAATGGTCGCTGTAGGGCGGAGTTAGTTAGTACCCAGAATAGGTGGTTTGCTCATGCAGCCACCGGAAAAACGTTGCAACGTACTGGCCCTCTGGCTGGTTTACCGAGATCATCTATGCAACGTTCTTTTCACGCTCTCTCAAGCATTAAGTTTACTTATGAGTTCGGGAAGCGTATTGATCTCACAATGAAAGATTCAGTTCTAGAGTTGTTACACATCTATGATTCTTACGTCGAAGCTGTCGTTGCTCGTCCTGGCTCTATGGAAGAAAAAGACAACAAGCTTTATGGTTGGATGCGTGGTTCTGCTGCACGCAGGATAGTGGTCCATATGGCAAGTTTATTGACGGGTCCAGCTGCTGCACATGCTAAGTATGTGTACCATTTGTATCAAGTCAAAGAATCGAAACTTTCCGACCGACCACTTATGCTTGATCGCGTGCAACGCGATGCTTTCTATGCAACGCGTCAAGATAGCCGAGCTGTGTTTGTTTTCGGTTTGGTGTTCCTGGCGTTTGGCCAACCTTGGCATATTTTAGTCGGCCTTACATTGATCACAGGCGCATTATTACCTGTAGCTCAGATTGGGGACATCAAGGAGAAAGTGCTTCGCCTTGTTGATTCTACACAAGTCGTCGTCAATAGCGCTAACACGCTAGCTGATACTGTGTCAGAATTAGTTACCTCAGTTAAGAGCGTTTTTGCTCGGGTCACGTCTTTCTTAGAAGAAGCGTGGTCTCGTGTTAAAGATGGGCTTGCTTTCATCAAATCACTGATTGGCCAGCGGTTTATCAAGGGTCTCAGCCTTGTTCTGGGTTGTGTGGCTCTCGGTAGACTTTTCCCGCGAGCGAGAGATGCTGTTTTAGGTGTCATTGGTACTGTTTATGGTGCCGTGGCATCAGGCTGCACGAAAGTCTTTGACCACTTCTTCAATTCGGAATCCACTGCAGAGAGGCAATGGGGCGCGGGCGTCACTCTTTCTGATTTTGTTGCTTTTATCTCCTCTTTGGGGATGTCATCGGCTGAAGCTCCGCGTTGGGCTCGGTCTTTTGGAGAAAGCTTACCAAAGTTTGTGCGCTTTGCACAGGCTTTCGAGTGGGTGATGGATCGTGCTAAGAAGATTTTTGCATACATGTATACCTGGTGGACTGGTAATCCTTTTCCGGTCTCACCTGAGGAGGATACGATTGCAGAGATGCATGCTCGGATGTGTGTCATTAAGTCCGCTGCTGATGCTTCTGGTTCGTTTGCTACATGGTTACGAGAGAGTTCGGATAATCGGGCTTCACTCCAGGAGCTCATTCTCCTGTTTGAGGCTAACAAGTTGCGCTTGGGTGGGGCACACAAGAATGTCTCACCACCTATCATGACTTGGTTTAATGACATTGTTGTCAAGATGCCTACTTTTTCGGCGGAACTTGTTGCATACTCTAAGTCTGCTTACTCACGGGCGTGTCCTGTGTGGATTTCGCTCAAAGGTGGTCGTGGTGTGGGCAAAACAGAAGCCGTGCGTCGCCTTTCTACGCTCATTACTGCCCAGTTGCATGACGAAGATCCGCGTTTTGTTTATCCTTTTAATGAATCGCTGATTTTTAATGTTCCTGGGAGTGAAGAGTATTGGGACGGCTACAATAAACAACCGTTTGTCTTCTACGACGACTTGTTGCAAGAGAAGGATGTATCATTGCGTATTATCACAATTTCGCAGTTGATGAGAATTATGACCAACGCTTCGTTGTCTATGTTGGTTGCTGATCCTAAGTCCAAAGGCAAAGTCTTTTTTGAGAGTGAGTTTGTTATTACCACTTCTAATTCGTTGTATTACGATAACACTGGCATCGAGCATCCCATTGCATTCCATGAGAGGCAGACCTTGCCAGTCGAGTGTTACCGACATGATTGTGACCGTTGGCATTGTGACGGTGATTGCAAAGCCGTATACATTGACAATGGCCAGCGTGTTACTGGCTTGGATTATCTGCTTATTGCTACGGATCGAGCTTCTGAACCTATGGAGTTAGTTGTTGATGGCCAGAAACGAGATTGGTTAATGGAACACGAGTTGGCTTCACTAGCTGTTGCCTGTAAGAGGAAGAACAAAGCCTCGTCTAAGTCGGGCTATGTGGTGTCAGATGAACCTCCAGCTACGTTTGATTTCATTCACCCGCGTTATGGCCATTTGGCTGAGCGTCAAGTAGGCAACGAAAGTCTTAAGTTTGCTTGGCGCGCGATTCGACCAAGTTTTGCTGTGCAAGACTTTGGTCAACTTACGGGTATAAAGCATCGCGACGATGGTAATGAATTAGTCACAGCACCTTCAGAGCTAGTTAATGCTATCGTCATGAGTATTCTAGATAAATTCTATCCTTTGTTGCCTGTTCTTCTGTCGAGCTACCATGTCACAGATGAGATTCGATCACTTCGTGAAGAATTTTATTCGCTTTATTTTGGTGGTAACAACATACAACGCATGGGAGATCTCGAGTATGATTTGTCTCAACTTGGGATCTTACCTTTCTTTGTGGTGTGGCGTAATTCCTTGGATCACATCGTTGAAGTGCGAACGTCTGCTTATTACACGTTCTATCGAGACAATCCGTTCATTATGGGTCTCAAGATCTATTGGGATTTATTTGTGAACAAGTTCAATGCTCTTGACTATTCTACCATTTTTGAGAAACCAGTTAACCAACCTTTTGGTCGACCAGCTTCCTTGTCTTTGGTCAATGTAGATACGTTTACAGCTCTTTACCTTGCTGGATCAGTTATCGCCGCAGCTGTGGTTACGGTTATGGTTGTTCGCGGTATTAAACTAGCTTTTGCTGGCCTCGAGAAGCTTATTTACGCTATTGGTGGTCAGGAAGTGCCAGAAGAACAAACATCTGGCAAGTTCAAAGGTGGTCATCATAAAGGTGAGCGAGTTCGCCCTCCGTTGCGAGACCGACAACCTGTGCGCGTCACTGTTGCCACACCTCAAGCAGGGACTGATGATTTTGAGAAGGTCCTGCGTACGAACATCGTTCAGGTGCGATTTGGTGATAAGGATGGTTACTTGCTAGGGCTTTTTGGTCGGTGTTATGTTACTGTAACTCATTCAATTCGCGGCTTAGCGCCTGATACTATTGTGCGCCTGGAACCGCGTGGGTTAGGGTCGATGACAGAGTTCTATCTGTCTGATCTAGAGGTTTATACCGTTGACGATGATCCTGAAGGGTTGACTTTCTTCTATATTCCCGGGTTGCCTATGGTTCGAGACATTACACAATCGTTCCGTGAAGCCCCGTCAGAAGAAGTTCCTGTAGCACGCGTTCAAGTGGATTTGGAAGATAGTAAACGTGGTCCTACGGTTATTATTCGACGATTCGAGTCGGAGAGTTGGAAGAAGACCCCATCACCATACGGAGCCGATTGTCAAGTCTACGGTATGGAGAACGGACCAGGTTTGTGTGGTCTTCCGTATTATGTTCGACATTCTCGACAGGGTCCGCATGTTGTCGGTATTCATATCGCTGGTATAGTGTCTACAAAGACATCTATGTTTCGGTTTTTAACTCGAGACGTAGTCCTGGCCGTTAGGGATAAGGTTTTAGAGAACCATCCTGATGGTATGGCAGGTTTTGTGCCACGTTTCGAGATCAATCCAGATGGAATAATAACGACTCCTGGTGCCCAGACTGTTGGTCGACTTGAAGCAGGTCTTAGTTCCCGATTGCAGGATGATTCTAGTATAGTGCCATCGATGATGAACCCATTAGCTCAAGAGCAATTCAAAGTTGACATTGGACACGAGCCAACTCGCGTCCCTGTGGATTTTTCTAGACGCGAAATCAATGGTGTAGTGATGTCCCCTTATTCCGTCACGCTGAACAAGTACGGTATTATGAAAGGTCAGCCCAATGTTACACCTCCTATGCCCGATTTGCGCGGCTTGCCTTTTGATGCTTTGTTGCCGCCTAGTTTTAATCGTAACAAACTTCGACTTTTGACAGTCAAAGAAGTCTTGATGGGAGGCGAAGACTTTGTTGGTTTGGATTTATCTAAATCATCGGGTTATCCTTTTTCCATGCAGGGCCGGAAGAGAGTCGACGTTTTGTTTAAAGATGGAGGTATCAACCCCGAGTTCTTAGATTCAGTCGTTGAGTTGGAGCGTACTCTTGAACACAGTGAGTGCCCTATGGTTGTCATGGATGCAGGCAAAGATGAGCTTATTGCCCATGAAGACATAGTCAAAGGCAAGGTGCGGATTTTTTGCATTGCTGAGCTCAAGTATATTGTCTTGTCACGTCGGTATTTCACTAAGTTCTTCTTGGAGTTGTGCCGCGAACCCCAGACTACGCCAATTTCTGTTGGGTTGAATGTTCATTCAAACCAGTGGTCTGGTTTGGCTACTCGCTTGTCTAAGCATCCTTTCGTCGCAGCAGGGGATTTCAGTGGTTTTGAGTTCACATTACCTGTTCAACTCGTGGATTTATTCATTTTGTTCTGTGATCTAGCTGATCCTCTTGGTGAGCGAGACCGCTTAGTGCGCCGCAACCTCATAAGATCTTTGTTGTCGGTGTATCATGTTTATTCGGGTCGTGTCTATCGAACGATGAAAGGTAATTCGTCCGGGAATCCTATTACCGCGATCTACAATTCGTTTTGTAATTGGGTGCTCCATCTTCTAGCATGGAGAGATCTCGGTCTGACTGACAAAGCTTTCTTAGCGCAAGTAGAATTGGCCTTCTATGGTGACGATTCAGTCGTTGCCACAAGTGAAAGCAGATTTTGTATGGTCCATCTATCTGAGTTCTTCAGAAAGTTAGGATTGCATTACACCACGTGCACGAAAGAAGCAGTAACAGTCGGCCATGTTAAATTGCACGACATTGAATACCTTAAACGACGTTTCGTCTGTCGTTCAGACGGCCGGTGGCTGGCACCTCTGCGATTATCGAGCATTTACGAATCAGTGATGTGGTCCGACCGCCGTTCGATTGATCCAGATCAGGATATGGCCAATACATGGGGTAGCGCTTTGATTGAAGCGGTGCACCATTCTCAGGCCTTCTACGAACTTATTTATAAGTTTGCTAACCAATGGGC